TGAAAAATCAAGTTTTCAATTCTTGGGAGATAATCAATGAAATGACAATCATTAAGAAAGCTGATTGGAGTTTCTTTAAATACAATGGCTCTGGTATTCCTAAAGCAACCAGAAATTATTGGAATATCAATAACTTATCATCCGGAGAGAAACTACATATCATTTTAAATTATAAAGGGGTAGAATATGAATCATATATTGTTATAGATAAAACAAGATTCCAGAGATCACAGATATTTTGGAATTCAGATTTAGGAAATATCTTTAAGCAACTATATCCAAATTACAACAACAAAAATGATTTAGACTACCCGTCATTACAATTCAAGAAAATATCCGACACATATTACATTATATCTTTTGTTAATGAAATAAATGATGATTATCTATTCTTACCACCCAACTATTCAAATATAGAAGGAAGAAAACTATATTTCCAGTCCACACGTTATGAGAGAGACGCCAAATTACGGCAACAAGCTTTGAATATTCATGGATATTCATGTTTTGTATGCGGATTTAACTTCTTTGAAACATATGGAGAAATTGGACGTCAATTTATCCATGTACATCATATAAATCCACTCTCCCAAATTGGTGAACAATCCGTAAATCCAATTACAGATTTAGTTCCTGTATGCCCCAATTGTCATTGTATGATCCATAGAGATAAAAAATATATTTTAACAATTGAAGAATTGAAACAAATACTCAAAATAAATGGAAAATAAATATTCTTCCGCACATATAAGAAGTTCATTATTTTTTCTTTTTTAGTCATTGATAAACTCATCCTCATTTTCCCCTATCTCGTTTTTTACAGGCTTCTTCACCGGAACTCGGATCGCCTTTTCTGTAAACTTACTCGATAGATACTGTTTCGCTTCGATCCAACTTGAAAAGTGCAAATCTGGATCAGTGTAAAGTGACAGGATCGTTTCGTTTAGTTTGTCGAGTGCTCCGTATGAGCTTGAATTTATCGTGCCGTCTAAAGGTGAAAACTTGGCAACTAAGCCGTTATAATTCTCTGAAACAAATCGGTCGATATACTTCCGATTCCGTTCATTTGCTTCGGTCCGCTCTGCGGGAACGTCGTGCAAATAGTTTGTGTTTGATAGTTTTCTAATCATATTAAAATCCTTCTAATCGTTTTTGTCCGTGCATTTCGTCCACCTTGTACTGTGGTAGTTTCCGTTTTGGTTTTACATACTCGAAATGTCGTTCTGCTTCTGATAGATCATAGAACATTTCTTTGATTTCGTCCGGTAATACTTCTTCTTCGTCATCGTCGGGCTTCGGATCAGCAACCCGGAGAAAGCAGCCTAAAATGTACTGCATGATCTCGTATGTACTCTTGAAATGGTAGTCGGTTTTGATCTTGTCCAGTCGCCGCCATTGGTCCAGATCAACGCGAACCGGAATTTTCTTGAAATAGACGAATTTCTTTTTTCTTCTTCGCATAGTTTCATTGTTTTAATTATCTTCTACTAGCTCCGTTCAAGTCCAAAACGTTGAACATCTCGTTTATTCGGTCCGCGATATACGCGCCGTAAATAGTCTGTATTTCCTTGATCGTTAGATTTGTCGTTACATGGGTCATCGCTTCATGTCTCAACTCGTACCGACATTGAAAAATATACTGCATCACGTTCAACTCAGTGCCGAAATACTTCGCCGGGATTGGTTCTCGTCCTAGTTCATCGAAACAAATCATTCGCGGCGCACCGTTGTTGTACGTGTACAACTCTAGCGCATCCTTTCCACGCATTGAAAAGCTATTCGCAATGAAGGAAGCCGAGTCTATCCTAAAACCACCGACTGGATAACCGCCCTTCGCTTTGCCACGTGTGAAATACCCGTATCGGTTTAAAATCTGCATGATAGTACTTTTCCCGGTCCCAATGTCACCCCTCAACAATAGCCCTTTGTTTGTATCTAATTTACCACGTCCTTCTGTATACAAAAAGAGTTGATTCATTAGGTTCTTATTGGAGTCGTCAATCTTAAAACCGGGACAAACGTACTTACAACACGCTTTAAACCATTCCGGGCGTTTCCCTATTTCTATCGGCTCATCATAATACGGTAGTCCGTATGATAGTATCGCCGCTATCGGTAGAGTTTGTTTGCTTCTTGTTTCCATATTCATTTTTATTGTTTTTCAGTTCAAAGAATCCCGCCCAATTATTTGCAATCGCTTCATTTATGATTTGAGATGCAATCGCCGGATTATCTTTGCTCAATTTCACTAATTTGCTGTAACACGCTTTAAGCGACTTTTCCGATTTGTAATTTTCCCGTCTGTCTTTTTTGTATTCAAGCCAAAGAATAAACGTCTCTAAAAACTCGTTAGATATAAAATCAAAATCTCCATGAGAGACTTTAGAGAGTATATTTTCGTTTGGTTTCTGTTTTAGTTTATTATAGTCCGTACTATTGGTAGTACTATTGGTTGTCTTATCTCCCCTCTTATCGGTTGGTTTATCGGGCGTATTATCTACCGTATTATTTACGGTAGTCATTACGGTAGTTTTAAACTCCTTCACAAAAGAATAGGAACTAACAACACGTCTACTTTTACCAGATTTATAATAAATCAATCCTGCGTTTATCAAAGACTCGCGAGCTTTTACAAGTGTTCTCTCGTTCACGTTAAGCGCAAAACAAAGTTCAATGTTCGAGCAATCGAAAACGTCCCTCCAATCTTCGCCGTTACAAATAGCCACTAGTTCGTAAAATAGGGCTTGTTCGGTGGCGGTAAATCTGAAACGTCGTCTCGCTTTTCTCATCTTCTCAGTTAGCGTATATCCGTCTATATTCATCACACTTATAAAGTCTATCGCGCTACATAATAACTACAAATCCTTATCCCTATGGACCGCCCCACTTTAAGGACGGAGCAATAACAAATAAAGTTCTTTTCTTCTCCGCCGTTCCGACACGTCCGGCAATCGCTTTTGTGTACCTGTGTTGTTTTCTTCGCCATTTTATACCTCCTTTATTCTGATTCCATGAACGTAAAGCATGAGCTTCCGTTTGATTATATACTCCTTTGTTCGAACTCCTTTCGTATCCTCAACGACATACTCGCCATCTCGATAATAAACGAAGTCTGCGATATAGTAAACGCCTCGTTCTAGAAGTTCCTTTTTACGCAGCATCTTCCGCACTCCCTGCACTTCATAGAAACGATATTGGGGCGAAATAAGCTCGTATTTTACTTGCTCTTGCAATCCGGTTATAATCCCCTTCTTTTCGAGTAGTTTCAACTCCTTAGCGCGCCGATACTCCTTTTTAGAGTCGTATCCCTCTATCTTTACATTGTTATACTTTGCCATGTCTTTATTTTGGTTTATGAATGTGGATAAGCTCGGATTTGAACCGAGATTTGTCGCAGACCGCTTGCGAACGTCCGTCACGATCGGAACCAATTCCACGCACTAGGGTGGAGCGTTTACCAATTCCGCCACTTATCCGATTTGCCGGGACTTTCACCCGGCTTATTATTAGAATTTAAGAGAATCAGCCGCAAGGGAATCACATTTGTATACATGGTATCCATTGCCCGAAATACTTCTTAAAAAATAGACATTGCCTTTGGCGTCTTTAACCAAATGGTTATTTAATCCATTCCGATCACACGAGAACAGGCAAAGAGCCATTAAAACAAACAGAATCTTTCTCATTTACTTTCTCCCTCCTTTACTCCATATGGGTAGACATCTACAATCGCCGTTTCTTTCAACGAAATCGAAGAATAATCCGCCATCGTTCCTTTCATACCTTCGTCGAGTTTCTTCATTGCGTCGTGAATGTCTGCGGCTTGTACCAGAACATTCGTATAAGTCCGCTTTTCTTTGCCGCTTACTTCGTCCTCCGTAATAAAAGCGAGTCGTCCGGCATACCATTTATCGGAAGAATCTTCTTCGCTCGTAAATATCTCGCTATAATGTGCGCGGGAAATATCGGACACTGTAAACTCACCGGAGATAAACGGAGTCATTTCTTCGGTTATTCGCGCTTCTGCTTCAGTAAAACTTAGCGCATCTACTAAATACGGTTCTGTTACTTTCTTTTGCATTCCGTTTTCCATTACTTTCTCGTAACGGATTTTTGTTAAAAACCAATTGTGCATAATTTCGTGTTTATTAAAGCGTTTATAAAAAATGTGATTAATCGTGTTGTGTTAGTGTTGTGACGGTTATTTCTTTGTCAGTTTGCGTATTTCTTTCCGTAGCTTATAAATCTGATTTTTGATCGGTACGCTGTTTTTCGCATCCGGCTTTAACGTTTCGATCTGTATCTTTAATTCTAGGACCGATTTTGCCTTATCGACACAATCAAGTAAATCCAGACCGGAACGAATAGATTCGTCTATCATTTCACTAGCTAACCGGATACGGTCATAGAGTTTCTTTATATTCTCCACATGATCGGCGCGATTCATTTCAAGTATTCGACCTTCATTTACATAGCCGTCATAAATGACATAATACAATTTGTCTACGTCCGGGCGACCGAGAAAATGACCGAGGAACTGCCAATAATATTCGTCCTTTTCGTCGATGGTATTCCCGAATTGCAAAGATTCGATTTTACCCTGCGACATCGGGCATTTGATTTCGCCTAGAGCGATAACTTTCCCGTCGAATCCATACACATAGAAATCGGGTGAATCTCCGAACCCTTCAAACGGTTCATTGAAAACAATGTCGTAAAAATCGGTTGTACACGACTTGATCTCGTTCATTAATTGACTCCGTACCCACTCAACCGCTAACGGTTCGTTGTCGTGCCCCCAATCAAAAGCCTTTGCACTTCCGTTTTCTCGCATCATCCCGGTCCTACGCTCGTATCGTACTAAATACATCGCATCCAACGCGGCTTTACCGAACGGACATCCTTTGCCCGCTTTCATCAAATCGGGAAGCGTAGAGGCTGTTATTTTGCCACATCTCTTTTCTTTCCATTCAAATTCCTTTTGTTCACTTGATTTCATGTGCTACTAATTCTTTGATTTGTTCTTTTGTTAGTTTGTATTTCATTTGGACTTGCGCAACTGTATAGCCGCCCGCCAATGCGTCTAGAATGTTTTTCCAGATCGCCGATCCAGTTTCAACCGTAGGCAATGAGTTTTCAATTTTCGGGATGAATGGACGAATACGGAGCGAATCAACCTTTTCGCCGAAAGCGTCTACCATCACCGCGCCAATCTGAATTTGCTTGTTTATCCATTCTTCGAAATTCGGTGTTTTGAAAATCTTCGTCATAGTTTTGCAGTTCGTCCGGTTGAGGATCATCGGTTTTACATTCTCGAAGAAGTAAGCAACGAAGCATTCTTCTTTCTTTCCAGACGCACCGACTACCTGTTCTCTTTTCGTTTCACGGATGGTGAGAACTATATCTTTTCCGTCCGGTAGGCTGTAAGCGCCTAGATAGTCATAATTGAATTGAGTTTTCCAATGTGTCATAATCGTGCTGTTTGGTTATTTAAATATTGCTTTCAGTATGGAAACGAGAATAATTACAGTTATCAAAATAGCTATGGGAATCCATAAGGGAGACGTTACCCACCACCAAGACCAATTAATACAATTTGTGAGTTTCAATACAATGAAAACAATAGTAAGAAGCCCGCAAAAACCAATTTCACTACCTTTTGAGTTATTATTTGTACCCATATTCATATACAGTTACCTATACACCGTAAGGTTTTATTGTTTTGTTTAAAAATTATCCGATCCACCTTGATAAAGCGACTCATAACAGCGAGCGCAAACAGTGATTATTTTCGTACCGCGTCTGCCGCGTTCATACGTTTCGACTTCTATCTCGATTTCTTCGCCCGGTTCGATTTCTTCGCCGCAATCTTCGCAAGTTAGAGTATCAGCAGGACATGCGCCTAGCACCGTACACATTCGACAGTTACCGATACATTGATGATTCGCCGCCATGTCTTTTTACGTTTATATAGTTACAGACTAGCACATAGATAATCGTTAGAAACACGATCAGAAGTGCAATGATAAGTTTACCCGGTTTCGGGTCGCCATCTGCGAGGCTGCACGCTAGGAGCATTAAGATGATAGCGATAGGACTTTGTTTGAGTGTTAACATAATGTTTCGTTTTAATTTGGATATTCTTCACTATAAGCGTATCTAAGTACGTCGGACGCTTTACACCTCCATTTACCGTGTTGATGTGCGGTTGGCTTATCAGTTGCGATTTTCCCGCGTCCTACTAAATCCTCCAACCTCCGGCGACCTCCGACGATTTCCGCCGACATATTTTTACTAAAGGTTAGTTCTCTCGTAGCGTCATAAATTCGGTTGATTTCATTCGCTAGTTTCTCATTGTAACGTTCTGCTGTCGTCATTGTAGTCGTGTTAAATAGATTCCTGTTTCGGTTGCTTTCGTTTTGAATAGAGCTAATCCCTTTCTTTTAAGTTGGCTTGCCGTTGCCTTTGCGGTATCTTCTTTGTCTTTATCGAAGAATACTGGATCGCCTACGTTTAAATCAAGTAAGTTCTTTCGTGTTGGTTTGATTGGTGTTGCTTTCATAATTCCTTCGTTTTATTTGTTACTTATTCATTCATTCATTAACTTTGATGCGACAAAGATAGATTTTATTTCGCAATATGCAAAACGTTTTGCGAATTTATTTCTCAAAATGCAAATTATGACCAAAAAAGAAAGATTAGAGGCAATAATAACCCACTATAGCAATGGGAAGCCATCAGTATTTGCGAAACATTTAGGTGTAGCTCCATCAACAATTAGTTCATGGCTATCAAGAGATACGCTTGATTACGATTTAATATTTGCAAAATGCGAAAACATATCATCTGATTGGCTACTTACTGGAAAAGGAGAAATGATAAAAAGTAATCCTAATATTCAAATATTAAATGAACCAAAAGCTGTCGAGAAAACGTTAGACGAACAAGAGGTTCTATTGTATGATGTAACTGCCGCCGCCAATCTACGAACCCTTTTCGACAACAAACGTCAAAACATACTCGGAAAGATAAGCATTCCTAATATGCCGAAATGTGACGGAGCCGTATATGTCAATGGAGATAGTATGTATCCGCTTCTTAAATCGGGCGATATTGTCGTATATAAAGAGACTAGAGATTTCTCGGACGTCATATATGGAGAAATGTATTTAGTTTCTTTCGATCTAGGAGGAGACGACTATTTAGCCGTTAAATACGTAAATCGCTCCGAAAAGGAAGGATACATAAAGCTAGTTAGCTATAATACTCACCACGAGCCTAAAGATATACGAATTGATAAGATTCGAGCTTTAGCGCTTGTTAAATTAAGCATTAGAAAGAATACAATGATTTAAAAACACTAATAACAAAACAAAATGAAAAAGCTATTATACTTTGTGTTTGTATTATCTTTTATGGGATGCAGTAACGAAAATACAGAAATAGAAAATTATATTGATGATAATTCCAATAAAAACGAACCCGAAATTTCTCAATCAGTTAATGGATTTGATTGCTATATTGAGTTTACAGGAAATAAATATATAGTTAAGGCTTATAAAGGAAAAGATCTTAGCTTCACAATATCCGATGAAATCACAGATAGAAAGCAATACATAGATTTACAATATGGGCAAAAAAAGGAAATTATAATATCTAATATTCAAATATATAATATTTTGCAATATAAAGATACATTCTATTTACTTCTCAATTTATCAGACAATGGAGGGATCGTTTTTTGGGGAATAAGAAAATTCTATTCTATTGAGAAAGATGTAATTAATAAGCAAACATTTAACAATATTGTTTTTTTACCTACAATGATGCGCTTTTGGTTTGAAAACAGTCTTTTATTTACTGCTAACTCTACAATCTATCCAGAAGCAAGTATATCCGAATCACGTATTTATGATGGGCAATTTAATCTGATAACAAACCAATATCCATCAGGGAAAGTACTAGATATGTTTCATACTATTAATATTTCAAAAGGATATTACGATATCAATCCCCCTTTCGAATATATCAAAGATAATATCACATACAAAGACATAAGAGAACCGAAAAAGAACTTATGGAAATTTGAGTTTCAGACTTATAATAATGATTTCATCGTCAATGATTGGGATACGTCATATACTTCGAATAACTCAATTTCAGTAACTGCTAATATAACATTTGCGAACGGAGAAAAAGAAAAGCTAGAATTTGAATTAGATAAAGAAACAGGTTATCTTATTGAGTAACCCGAATAATCCCACAACAACATGAAAAACTGGATTAAATCATATTGGAACAACTGTTTGTCGATCGCTGCAATTATATGTAGCGTTGTCGCTATTTGCGTTTCGTTGCCATCCGCGCCGGAATTAGGTATGGACTATATCGGGGCGATAGTAGGGATTTTATCGCTTTTAGTGACGATGTTAATCGGATGGCAGATTTGGAATGTGATTGCAATAGATAAGAAGGTTAAAGATGAAGTGAAGCAAGTCAGCAAATCTTTTGCAAAGGATATAAAAGAAATAAAAGATGAAAGTGAAATTTCTACGAAAAAAATACTATATAAGGCAGAGTATATCGAATTGAAATTTCAGTTATCAAAATATGATCTGCGAGGAATAACAATCTGTTTAAAAGCAATGGTTGAACATGCAATATCTATTAACGAACCATACTTTTTCAGCGATGTTGCCGCAAAGATATTATTATCAAAAGAACAAGCGAGTGTAGTAACAATCTCTAATGGAGTTAGACAGATAGAAGTAAATAATGACTTCTTAGAGATTTCTCAAAATCTTTTAAATCATTTAGCTGCCTCCGATAGATTCACCCCTGCATTATTGAAAATGGTAGATAACTTAAAAAGAGATAATGAGAAGATACGAAAAAATATAGAGAAGAAATAGAGTATTCAAAAAAAAAGACATGATTACAATAGATAAAAAAGATATTATAGTAGCAATACTAATCGCCTCTAATAAATCGCTGACAGACTTAGACGTTTACGATTTAAAAGAGCACAATATAACAATAGATGAATGCGACATGATTTTACGCCAGCTCGAAAAAATGGGACTAATAGATATAAAGAGTAGATATTCGCGACCTAGTGGTTTTGTCGTTGCTATAAATTCCGGCTTACATGAATTTTCGTCGCGTGGAGCATTTAAAGCACAAGAGCTAATACTTTCGACGCAACTTGAAAGATTGGATATAGAGATACAACTTATGAAGTCTCAACTTACACCGGACAAACTCGATCAATTTAGCAAGGTATTTTCTATCTTTAGTTCCGTCTGTAGTATGCTCCCTTATATCAAGGTCGCCCATGGCGAATAGTTCTACCAATCGAAAGATATCGGGATTATCTAAAGTATTGTGCCATACTTCGCGCGAAATATGATCGAGATAAATACGTTCTCCGTTAACCTCGAATGTTCGAGATACGTCTATGATAGTTCTATTTTTGCGAGTTATTGCTCTCTTAAGGATGTATACGGTTTCATCCGTATGTATTCCATCTGAATTATCACTTTGAGTCATAATAGTATTTTTACTATTAGTCGGATAAACTAGAAACAGATAGCGCGATTGTAATAAATAAAAATAGAATGAGAAATAAAAATGAACATAAAAACAGTATTAAAAAATCGTTTTTTACTTCCGCTTGTCGGAGGCTTAAAAAACAATCGTTATAACTAATTAATTATTAACTAGATAGGCACGTTTTTGAATTAATACTGGCAGTGTCGAGGTGATCGGTTCGAGTCCGATACGCTCCACAAAATGAAAAGAGTAACTTATGATAAGTTACTCTTTTTTTTATTTTAAACCTGTGATTGGCTTTGTAGTCAGCCTTCATTAAGACACTTTTATATTACCCCGAATTGTTTCAAAGCCTTGCAAAGCCCATTATTGTCCACCGTATCAGTGACAAAATCGGCAACTGACTGAACTTTTTCGGACGCATTTCCCATCGCCACTCCTATTCCGGCAGCCTTCAACATGGGGATATCATTACCGCCATCACCACACGCCATTATTTCAGCAACTTTAATCCTGTAGTAATCGGCAAATAACGAGAGACCAGTTGCCTTGCTTGTCCCTGCGACATTAACATCAGCGAATAAAGGATGCCAGCGCGTTGCGGAAAGACCCGGCAGAAGCGGCATCACTTTTTGTTCTGTTTCCTCATCAAAATAAAAACAAAGTTGACAGCATTCTTTTTTATCAAACATCTCTTCGATGTCGACAACCGGTGGAACTGGATGCTCAACAATTCCGGCAATCTGTTCGACAGTCGGGGTAAGGCGATTGACAAATACACCTTCATTTAATTCGAGAGCGACTGCAAAATCAAATTCCCGTGCAAGCTCCATTGACTTTCTAAAGTCTTGTACAGGTATTGCTACTTTTCTTATCACACTTCCGTCACGCAATACACACTCTGCTCCATTAAGTGCGATAACTCCATCATACGGCACAGCGTCAATCTCATGAAGATCATTTGCCGCCCTACCGGTAGCAATCACGATCTTAATTCCACTATCATGTACTTTTTTAAGAGCATCTATAGAGGATTGCGACACCTTATGAGTTTCAAAACTCAACAAAGTTCCATCTACATCAAGCAACAATGCCTTTATCATACTATCTATATTTTTAGGCAACAAAGTTACTACAAAAAAGTGAAATGCGGAAAGTTATAGTGATAGAATTGAGTTACAAGGGTTTTA